TATATTTTGCTGGCTAAAATTTCTTCGCTTCGTTATCTTCGTTATGAATATTTTCGTAATACAATTTTTAGTTGTATGACTTTATTGGGGAAGACTAATGAACTATTATGATATTTATAATAAGCGACTGAATCGCTATGGCAATGATTATCAGTCACGACTTCAAGGGAAGCGCGAGCATCAATTTGAGTTATATCTTTCTCGTTCTGTTTATTATACAGTTTTCAAATACAATAACACCGATGTTGAAGGTAGTTTTGAACGCTATAAACAAGATGAGACAAAAGCTCTTCATTATCTTTTGACAAAAATTGAAGTAAAAATTCCAAACGGAACGGTTCTTATGATACCGAATAAAGATGGAATTGAAGAACCTTGGATGGTATATTATCTTGAACGAATAAAAGCAAGTGGATATAACCGTTATATTATGCTTCATATGACTCACTATTTGACCTGGACCGCGCGAGATGGTTCAACTCAAAATACTTGGGCTTATATGTATGGTCAAGAAAACAATATGTTGATAGATGAACTTCGTTCAAGAAGTCGAATGGATACTCTTTATACAGAGAATTTGAAGACTAGTTTCTTCATTATACCAAGAAATCAATACATAAAAAAAGACGATTATTTTATTGTCGGTGAAAAACCTTTTCAGGAATATTATCGAGTAACAGGATACGACTTTCAATCAAGTGAAGGAGTTGAATATGTGACAATTGACCCAGTTTATGAATTTGATTTGACACCCGCGCCTATGAAGCAAGAGAATGATACAGATGAGGATTTCTTTTGGCTGAATGGAGGGGAAATAAATGATTAGAAATCTAAGAGAAATTGGGCCTTATCTTCAAAAAATTGTTACTAGACTCCAATCAAATCAAAATCTTCTCAAATATCTTTATTATACAGATAAAGATCCTTTAGCAAATCAGAACTTATCAAAGAAACAGATACAGGAAGAAATTTTCAATGAATTGATAAAAATCGTTCCTCGTGTGGGGCCGAAAGAAACTGCAAAAAGTTTGATTTCTATCCGAGTGGTGAATGGACATCAAAATGATGCTAATAATCAAATTGAAGATTTATCTGTTGCTATTGAAGTTTTTGTTCCTATGACTCAATGGATTATCAAAGATGAGAACCTTCGACCATTTTGTATAATGGGAGAAATTCAGAATTCTTTGAACGGGAAGAATATTGATGGCCTTGGTCGAGTTCATGGTGGAGATTTTGCTGCTAATTTCTTTACAGATGAAATTTCCTGTTACGAAATGACATATTCTTTTTCATTATATGATTGATGAAAGAGTTTTTCTTGGCTTCCCTAAAAATTTTGATAATCTCTGTAAAATATATCCGCCCAAGATAAAAGATGTAGTTGGGAATGATAAATTTCCTTTATATAAAAGAGTTCTTACTTTGTCTCAAGAGGAGATAGAGGACGAATTCACTGAGAAAGGGTTAGATTTAGCCAATATGTTGTCGCCTTTTGAAACATTATTTACTAATGCTTATAATAGTGAAGAAATGCGGCAACTGACCAATGACGCTTTTTTCTTTTTTATTCATGAACCCATAACGCTTCTTTATGAGCAGAAAAAAATTATTATTGGAGACATTGAAAAAGTTTTGAAAAAAATTGAAAAAATTGATGATTTGAAAATTATTGATGATTCTAATTTTTTCAATTTTCAGAATGAAGTGCGCGCGATGCTTGGTGAAAAGAAAATTGATCCTCCCAATCCAAATGAGGATCCGCGTCTAAAAAG